AAGAAAAAATGATTTATTTCGTAAATGCGCAAACGAAAGAGCGGATTGAATACGATGACGTTGAGACTCGCATTTTTGCGAAAAAAGAATTACCTGTCGATCTAAACGAGATTGTCCGAGAAATTGTCAATGCAAAATGGGATACATTTTACGCAATGACAGATGACAAGCGGTCGGGAATATATAAAGTTGGTGATCCGCAAGATGCGGCATGTAATTTGCTTGTGGCTTTGGTAGACGTAACGTCATTGCATTATGCGGCAATCAACTCAATGGCTCGCGGCTATGTATCTCGAAAACGACTTGGCATAATCGTTCCGTATAATGGGCGATATGGGATCGGCTATAAATGGTTTACGCCCTGTCGAATATCAACCCAATATAAATTAGTATCTTATCTTGTATTTTGAAATCCTTCCGACGAGCCTTGCGGGAACAAGGCGAAACGCGCTGTTTAACAGCGCGTCAAGGAAACCGAAAAAATACAATAAATGGTTTTCTTAGAAAGGCAAAAACTATGATGAATGAAATTCTCACGGTAATCAACAAGAAAAGCGAAATCATTGACGGCATCAACACAGCAACCGCGTCAATATACAGTTCGTTTGTCGCTGAAAGTAACAACGATAAAGCGAAATTGTATAATGCATTGAATTCACCTGAAGTCCGAATTGCCGATCATATTGGCAAGGAAATTAATGTAAAAGATGTTATAATTGAACCTGTAGAGATTGTTGACGAAAAAACAGGCGAAGTCCGTATAACGCCGCGCGTAACATTGATTGATGTAAACGGTCATACTTATACCGCAACGTCATACGGAATATATAATTCATTGAAACGAATTTTCGGGCTGTATGGATCGCCCACATGGGAAGAAGGTATACCCGTGCGCGTGCGCCAGATAACAAACGGCGCAAACAGAATCTTCACTTTGGATATTGTTACAAAATAATATCTAAAGTAGGGAATACAATATACCAATAAAATGGTTCACGCACTATAACCGATGATTTATAGTGCGTGAAATTTTAAAAAGGAAGTGATATAATGACAAAACAGGATGAGCTGTTGCGAAAAGCGGTAAAAAACTATAACGCAAAAATAAAGCGGTTGGAAAAGAAGGCTCAACTGTCAGCGGAATATATTCCTATTCCGCAAAAAGTATATGTTTCAAAAATTAAAAGTAGCGGCGGAAACATTGAAAGTATAATTTCGGAATTGCAAGCTTTTACAGCAAAGCCGAAAGTTACTGTTGATACCGAATTAAAGAAAATGGTAAAAGCATACAACGAAAAAGCAAAAAGGTTTGAAAAGCGGGGTTTTAAAGTTGATAAATTATCATATTCAAAATTGAAAGACAGTTCAGACCTTGCCGAAACAAAAGAATTTATGAAAGAGTTTATGAAGGGAGGATATAAAACAGTAAAAACGGAAAAGGGGGTTGAATTGCCCGATGCCTTATATAGAAAGGCTAAAAAACAGTTAGTTGTAATAAATGAACGCCGCGCAAAACAACGTGCAAGGGTAGGCGAAATTGAGCGGGGTAATTTAGCTCAAATGGGGCGAATGCGTGATGTTAATTTGTTGCCTAAACAGGATATTGATCAAATCAGTATGCGCGATATGCCGTCATATTTGCAGTCGCTTGATACACAAACTCAGCCGAATTATCTTGAAAGAAAAAATGTGCAATACAGGAATAATTATATTTCAATGCTAAATAATTTATTTGACAGCAACGATCCGAGATTGAGAGAAATAATAAACAATATACATTCGATTAATATTGACGACTTCATTAATGCAAGTTTGGGCTCTGATTATTTGTTTATTTTGTTTTATCGTGATCCCGTTGAGCGTGAAAATCAAAGGGAAATTATTTACGATAATATCATGAGGTTATAAAATGTATGTTGCTGACTTTGAAACAACAACGAACGCGGATGATTGTCGTGTGTGGGCATGGGGATTATGTGAAATAGGTAATATCTCAAATTTTATTTATGGGAACGATATTTCATCATTTTTTGAAAAAGTGAAAGAATTATCAAAACAGCAAGAAACAATATACTTTCATAATTTGAAATTTGATGGAGAGTTTATAATTTATCATTTATTAAAAAATGGGTGGTGTCATATAACGAATGAAGATAAGCGGTCGAACACGTTCCAAACGCTTATAAGCGACAAAGGAATATTTTATTCAATTACAACATATTTTAAAATTCTAAAAAAGAAAAATTATAAAATAACTTTTTTAGACTCTTTAAAGCTGTTGCCGTTTAAAGTCTCGGAAATTGCAAAAGCCTTTAATTTACCAATACAAAAAGAAGAAATTGACTATACGGCGGATCGTGAAATTGGGCACGAATTGACAATTGATGAAATACATTATTTGCGTAATGACTGTCAAATTGTGGCGCAAGCTTTAGAAATATTATTTCATCAAGGTTTAACAAAGAACACAACGGCAAGCAACGCAATGACAAATTACAAAGAAATAATAACGAAAAAATGTTTTTCAAGGTGGTTTCCCGAACCCGATTATGATGCTGATGTTCGGCAATGTTATCGCGGCGGCTTTACATATGCAAACCCACGTTTTACTCATAAAATAGTTGGCAACGGAATTGTATTAGATGTTAACTCTTTATATCCTTCAGTTATGTATTATTGCAATTTACCGTACGGCGACCCAATATATTATGATGGTAATTATGAAAAAGATGATTTATATGATTTGTATGTGCAAATGATACGATGCAACTTCAAATTAAAGAAAAATTATATTCCTACAATACAGTTAAAAAACAGCACTGCATTCAATCCAACGGAATATATAAATGACAGCAACGGCGAAGATGTCACATTGTGCTTAACTTCCGTTGATATGGATTTGTTTCAAACACATTATGATATTTATAACATAGAATATATCGGCGGTTGGAAATGGAAAAGTTCAAATATAATGTTTCGCTCATATATAGATAAATGGTATGCTGTAAAAGAAAAAGCAACGGCAGAAGGTAATAAACCATTGAGAACTATTGCAAAATTGATGTTAAATTCCCTATACGGAAAATTTGGCATGAATCCGAATGTACGTTCAAAGATTCCTGTAATTGATCCGCTGAATGACAATGTGCGATATTTATTCGGAGAATGGGAACAGCGCAAGCCGATTTACATTCCGATTGCGGCATTTATAACCGCATGGGCAAGATACAAAACAATTTCAAGCGCGCAAAAAGTATTTCACCGTTTTTTATATGCGGATACTGATTCATTGCATTTATTAGGAGATGACATTCCCGAAGAATTGGAAGTTGATGATGTAAAGCTTGGAGCATGGAAACATGAATCGAGTTTTACAAGAGCTAAATTTTTAAGAGCTAAAACATATATTGAAGAAATTGAAGGTAAACTAAATGTAACATGTGCAGGAATGCCCGCGAATTTGCACTCACAAGTTACTTTTGAGAATTTCACGGAGGGGGCAAAGTACGGCGGAAAATTGCGTCCCGTACATACAGCGGGCGGAATTGTGCTTGATGAAACAGAATTTACAGTAAGGAAGGGTTAAAGCTATGTATTATGAAATAGGAAAAGCATTGAGTTATAATTGCTTATTTAATTTTATCGTTGGTATGCGCGGTGTAGGCAAAACATATGCTTTTAAACGATGGGCAATCCAGGATTTTTTAAAAAATAAAAATGAGTTTATATACATTCGGCGGTATAAAACGGAGGTAACAGCGCAACGGTTAAAATCGTTTTTTGACGATATACAACCCGAGTTCCCGAACGTCACATTTAAAGTGAAAGGAAATATGTTTTATATCAATGATGAGTATGCAGGACAGGCGCAAGCATTATCAACAGGCAAGATCCTAAAATCAATTCCTTTTCCGAAGGTAAGTAAAATATGTTTTGACGAATTTATACTTGATAAAGGTGTTTACCACTATTTGCAAGATGAAGTAACAAACTTTTTAGAATTGTATTCAACAATTGCACGATTGCGGGATGTTGTAGTTTTCTTTTTGTCCAATGCGTATACAATTTCTAATCCGTATTTTGACTATTTTAATATTGTTCCGCCGTACGGAAATAAAACTATAAAGCGCATTAATAATGAAATATTGGTAGAGGTAATAAAGAATGAAGAATATACAAATGCGGCAATGAAAACTCGTTTCGGCTCAATTATAAACGGCACTGCATACGGTAAATATAATATGGAAAACGATTTTTTGAGGGATAATAAAAATTTCGTTCAAAAGAAAAACCAAACAGCGAAATATTATTTTACAATATTATATATGAATAATAATTACGGAATATGGGTGGATTATAAAGAAGGTTTAATTTTTGTATCCCGTGATATTGATGAAAGTTGTTTAGTAAAATATGCGCTGACAAATTCGGATCTGCAACCCAATATGCTATTAGCAGTTCGAAAGTCAATATGTTTGCAGACTTTACGAAACATGTATAATGTCGGTGCAGTTCGGTATGAATCTGTAAAAATAAAAAATGAGTTTTCGAACGCATTTAAATTAATACGCGCTTGACAAAAATAAAATTATGTGCTACAATAATTTTGCGGGGAGCATGTTCAAAATAACGTTGTGAGTTCGGATTGTAACGGGTGAAACCGACTGAACCGCTGAATAGGTCTTACAAACTAACGTTAAACAGCTCCCTTGCAATTATAGTAAAAAGGGGTTTTACATTTATGGAACAATGGATTCAGATTATATCAACTTACGGTGTATCAATTGCGGCGATGATAGCACTTGCATGTTACATTGTCAAAAAAGATAAGGAAAACCAGCAAATTATAAACGAAATTATGAACGACCATAAAACAGAAGTGAATGAGCTAAGAAAAACTATTGAAAATAATACTCTTATTGTCAACAAACTTTACGAAAGGTTGAGCAAAGAATGAAAAATGCAGAAGATTTTGTAAAATATCTTTTCAAGCGGTTGCCTAAGAATAAATTATTGGCAGGCACTTATTATTGCGGCGTAACCGATAGCGAGATTGGAACAGTACCCGCGCATTATTTGATGGGTACAACGGGACAAAAAGCAACGCAATGGCGGCTTGATTATGCGTATACTAAATATTATCAGTCAAATTACAGTAAAGCCGAGTTCGACAGTAAAACGCAAAAATGGATAACAGACAATGCATATTTGTATGACTGCAACGGCTTGATTGATGCATTTGTTGGACAGGATAACAACGCGGCGGGTAATTATACAAATTGGTGCGGTATCAAAGACGATGAGGCACTTGAGTATATTACCGAAAAGGGCGAGCTTGCGGCGGGTGCTTGCGTTTTTAAACGTAATTCAAGCGGCAGGATCCACCATGTGGGATATGTAGTCGGACAAAACGCAAACGGTGTTCCGCTTATTATTGAGGCAAAAAGCTTTGTAGATGGAATTATTATGTCTACTCTTAATGACGGGTGGAACGAATATGGTATTCCTAACAAAATACTTGTTTTTCCCGAAATCGAACGAACGCGCTTTAGGGTAACAAGCCCAATGCAACGCGGCGAAAAATTTGAATTAATGCAAAGAGCCTTATCTGCAAACGGATATGATGTTGGCAAGATTGACGGAAAATGGGGTCCGAAGTCACAGGCGGGATTTGATGAGATGTTGTCGGTAAACGGTAAAATGGCAAAAGTAAAAGTACAAATAAACGGTGTAACCGTGCTGAATGGAGAATACTAATATGAAGCGTAGTAAAGAAGAATTACTTAAATCTTTGAGGGGTTTTATCGGAGAGGACGAAAGCGAAAACGCAATAGCTTTTCTTGAGGATTTTTCCGATTCTTTCGCTGATAATTCGGAAGAATTGATAGAAGTCACAAACAAATATAATTCACTTAAGAAACGATATAAAGAACGTTTTTTCGGCGAAGGTGATGAAGGCGAAAAGCTTGCAGAAGATGAAACCGAAGAGGAAAAAAAGGAAATTAAAATAAAAGATTTGTTTACGGAGGAATAAACATATGCCTACAAGACCTAAAAATTATGTATTGACAAATGTGTCTAAAGATGTTATCAACGGAATTATAAACGAGGGTTTTTCAACAAACTATAAGAATTATATTCCGTTCACTGCAACAGACGCTGATTCTATCCGCGCAATTGGCAAAATTATTATGGATAGTCCGAATTTGCGCAATGCGTTCGCAACTGATCTTATCAACCGTATTATCCTTGTTACAGTAACAAGTAAAATGTACAACAACCCTTGGGAAAGTCTCAAAAAAGGTGTGTTGTCGTTGGGTGAAACAATTGAAGAGATCTTTGTTAATATTGCAAATGCGGAGCTTTATAATCCGAATATTTCAAGCGAAACGGTTTTTAAGAGACGCATTCCCGATATTCGCGCCGCATTCCATATTGTAAACTATCAAGTTAAATATCCTGCTACAATTTCAAATGAAGATTTGTCAGCGGCGTTCACAAGCGAAAACGGCTTGTATTCACTCATTGAAAAAATATACGAAAGTCTTGTCAGCGCAAGTAACTATGATGAATTTAATATCATGAAATACCTTATTGCGCTGAATATTGTAAACGGCAATATTAAGGCAATTTCAGTTCCTGCAATTTCAACTGATGCAAATGTCAGATCCGTTGTTACTCAAATTAAGGCAACTTCCAATAAAATGAAGTTTATGACGGCAGATTACAATATTGCAGGTGTAAAAACACATTCACAGCATGTAAACCAAACCGTTATTGTTACAGCGGATTTTGATGCGGCAATGGACGTAAATGTTTTGGCGGCGGCCTTCAATATGGATAAAGCCGAGTTTTTGTCTAAACGCCTTATGGTAGATTCGTTCGGCGATATTGACATAAAACGCCTTGCGCAGTGTGCACCCGAAACATGCGAAAATATTACATATGACGCAAACGGAAATGTAACAAGCGCAAAGATTAAGGGTATTACAGATTCTCAGCTTGCGGAGCTTGCGGAGATCCCCGCGGTTATAATAGATGATGATTTTCTGCAAATATATGACCGGCTTATTACTATGGAAGATATTCGTAACCCCGATGGATTGTATACTAATGCATTCCTTCATTGTTGGAAGATTATTAGTGTTTCGCCTTTTGCACCTGCCGCAACGTTTAGCGACAGTGTGGCGGCGGTGAATAGCGTCACCATTTCGCCCGCAAGCGCAACTGTTGTTCCGAACAGCGAAATACAGTTTAACGCAAAAGTTAGCGGAACGGGATTCTTTAATAAAACTGTTACATGGACGCTTAAGGGTGCGAACTCAAGTAAAACATATGTTGATGTTCGCGGAACGGTATTTATCGGAGCAGACGAAACCGCAACAACACTGACGCTTAATGCTGATTCGAACGAAAATCCTTCAAAGGTAGCAACCGCAACAATTACTGTTTACAAAGGTAAATAAAATATTGTAAAGGGGAAAAGGCGGGTAATAGTTTCCTATTACCCGCCGTAAAACAATGTTAGCACCAAGCCCAAATTCAAAAATACAATTATTTAATAATATAAACATTGATATTAATTATGAACACACACTTTATTTTGCGAGTGTATCCGCGCAAAACTCATTTTTTGCGCAATGGGTTATATACAGCGCGGATAAGGCAATATATGTTCGGGAAAACGGAAGAATCCGATTGCCGTTTACAGCTGATACATTGATTGGCTGTAATTATTTGAGGTATCAAAATACGGGTTATTTAAACCGTTGGTTTTATGCGTTTATAAAGAACATATTTTATATAAATGATAACACATGCGAAATAGAATTTGAAATAGATGTTATCCAGTCCTTTAAACTGTATTGCGAAATTCCTGCATGTTGGATTGAGCGAAATCATGTTTATGAAGATTGGGTAGGTTCAAACCGTGTAGAGGAAAATATATCAATCGGCGAATACGTTGTTGACAGCGAAAGTAAAGCACCGTTTGGGAATAATTGGAGTGTTATAATGTATTCATCTTTCAACCCCGCAAATTATGAGCCTGCGGGCGGCGATTTGGTAAAGGGGATGTATAGCGCGCTCGAAAGAACGGAAATCGGCAAAATAAGTATTGCAAATGGAAGTGGTGGATGGGTAGTTGATGCAAGAGACAAAATAAAAGATATTGTAACAAATCACGCTGACAAAGTGGAAGGTGTAATATCAATTGTGTTGACGCCAACAGAATTTGAAGGCGGGTTACAAGATCTTGTATGGACAATAAAAAGAGATCCAAAATTTTTGGGCGTGAATGTAAACAACAATAAACTTTTCACTGCGCCGTTTTATTGTCTTTATGTTTCAACAGGTTCTGAAGGTAAACTGTATGATTTTGATGATAGTACCACAGGTGACGGACTGGGAAGTATTACATTTAATATTGAAAGTGATTTAGCACCAACACAAAGTGTTAGTGCAATTCCGATAAGTTATAAAGGAAGTTCAAAAAATTTCAGCGAAATGTGTATTATGACCGGGTTTCCTCAATGCGCATGGGTAAGTGATTCATTTAAAACATATCTTGCGGAAAATTCCGCCAATTTACTTTTATCAAGTGCTTTAGCAGTTGGCCAAATTGCGGGTGGTATTGCAATTGCGGGCGGATCGGGTGGAGCGGCGTTACCGATTGGCGGCGGTATGATAGTAAGCGGCGCAATGTCAGTTGGACATATTTTAGCTGATGTTGATAAAGCAAGCCGAATCCCTCCGAAAGTGAGCGGTAATATTACTGGTACTGCGTTATATTCAATGGGAAATAAAACATTTCGTGCTTATATATTGCGGCCGCGTGATGAGTATGTAACAATTATAGATGATTATTTTACGCATTACGGTTATGCGATCCATAAGGTTGAAACGCCTGCAATACATAATAGGGAAAATTTTACTTTTATACAAACTAAAGGTTGTGTTGTTCGGGCCAGCGCAAACAACGAGTATGAGGCTTGCAATGCCGCCGCAAGAGCGAAAATTGCACAAATATTTGATAAAGGTATTACGTTTTGGGTTGATAATGCGAACGTTGGTAATTATAAAGTTCGTAATAAACCTTTAGAATAACGGAGGTTTAAAGTGATACGAAATAGTATGAGTATAACACAGCGTTTCCGAAAAGAGGCTGAACGCGAAAATATTGAATCGTATAATTTTTGGTTCAACCGTATAACGGAAATTGCAATGGCGGGTATTAAATATGAGAATTTGCCGCCGGAAATTGACGCAAGATTTATTGAATTGATATTGTGTTTTGACGGAAAAGCACTGTTTTATTATGATGAAGAGCTTGAACAATATGTTGTTTTACAGTTTTACAGTAGCTCAACCTTTGATATATACCGCGAGCCGTTTAAGCGTGTAGCATTTTCGCCTGCTGTAAATTATCGTAATAAGAACCTAAGCAATGAAAATTCGGTTATAATATGGAATAATTCTACACGCTCAAATGAAATTTTGGCCTTGCGCTCATACGCAAAACGTATTTCGGAATGTGAACGAATTATCGATGTTAATGTAAAAGGTCAAAAAACGCCGAAAATTATCTTGACGGAAGACAGTCAACGGCTTACAATGGAGAATCTTTTCCGACAGTATGACGGCAATATCCCCTTTATATTCGGCACAAAAGGGTTAAGTACTTTATCGGAAATAAATGTTCTTGACGTTACAACCCCTTATATCGCCGATAAATTGCAGATCCTAAAACGGCAAATAATCAGTGAAGCATTAACATATTTTGGAATAGATAATGCTAACACCGATAAAAAGGAAAGATTAGTATCTGATGAAGTTACAGCGAATTTCGGCGGCGTTGAGATTGCCCGCTTAACGCGATTGAAGGCACGCGAAGAAGCAGTAGCAAAAATCAATAAAATGTTTAACTTAAACATTAAAGTAAAGTTTGCTGAAATAGACCGAAAGAATGAAGAGGTTATAAAAAATGAGTAATTATACGTCACAATTACGATATATTTGCGAAGTACAAAGCGGATTCACGCCCGCCGAATTAAACGAAAAAACAATAGATGAAATTATTACAGCGGCGCAACCGAAAATATTTAATTTTCGGTTTCCAATATATGATGAATCATATCGCAATGTTTTAGAACATGAAATACTTTTTCATTTTTACATGCGTGAAATTGGTGCTGAAACATACGGGCTATTTAATTATTACCTTGCGCGAAAACTCCGTGAAATTATGCCTTACTATAATCAGCTTTATAAAAGTGCAATGTTGGAATTTAATCCGCTGAACGATGTTGATTATACGGAAGAGCACCACGGTTCACAAGGCGGTGAAAAAAATACTGTAAACACAGGTAATTCATCTTCAACCATGAATGCGGAAAGTAGTCAAAATACAGTAGCCGACAATAATATAAACCGAAATAACACTGAAAATCAAAATATCACTGACAATGGAAAAGCAACGAACACAGCAACAGCAACGGCGTCAACAACTGAAAATACAAACCGAAACACAAGTGCGGAATCAAATATCAACGGCATTGATACAGATGCTTATAGCGACACGCCGCAAACCAGTATAAGTGGTGTTAACGGCATAAACGATAATTATTATTTAACAAATTATCGTAAAAAGTCAAATAATACCGCAAATAATAGCGAAACAAGAGAGAACGGAACGATTACCGCTGAAACAACCAGTAATACTACAAGCAACGGAACAAATGAAAATAAGCGCAATTCAAGTACAACACAAGATTTAAATGAAGAAAATCACGGCGAAACGTACGGAAACGCAACAAGCCGAACGGAAAATACAGGCCGAACAACCGATAACGGAACAGAAAACTTCAATAATACTGATGAATATATAAATCATGTTATTGGAAAACGAAATTCCGCAACATTTAGCGCAATGTTACTTGAGTTCCGAGAAACAATTATAAATATTAATAAACAAATATTTGATGAACTTGAAGTATGTTTCATGAATATATATTAATCGGAGGGTTATATAATGATCACTATAAAAGATAAAGAATTGGAAAAAGTTAATATTCCGCTTAATTCGGTTTATACTCCAGTCATTCCGTGCGTGCTTGACGGTAATTTATCGTTTTTGGAGATGGTATGGAAACTATTGTATCACATAAATGTTATCGTGGATGCTGTAAACGCAAACCACGGCGACATTGAGGACCTTGCACAGGCTATAAATGAACTTAATATCGATAAATTATCGGTTATGTGGGTTGAGGTTGATATTACAGCAAAACCGCCAAAAGCGAATAAAACTTTCGCTGAAATTCTGGAGGGAATGCGAAAGGGAATTGTTTTTATCACTATAAAATACGATGATAGTATAGTAATTGGTATTCCAATAGCCTATTCAAATAATGTAGTTAGTTTTTACCAAACTAACGGTAATACTGCATTCAATATTTTCATTCGACAGAATGAAAGTGTTGAAATAAAGGAATACGAATTTGCTACAGTAAATGAGCCTACAATATTTAATGCTCATGTTGAATTTGGAGCAAATACAACTTTCCTCCAATTTGTAGACTTTAAAGAAACAACGAGATTTTATAAATTAATTACCGCTGACAGCGGAATTACTGTACCGACAGCAACAGCGGCAAGCGCACGTACACTTGCGGCAAATTTAGAATATGTAGGAAATGCTTGTTCGGAAACGTTGACGGCGGCGAAAGAATATGCTGATACACAAGATGCGGCAGTGCAGAAATCAGCTACAATATACACTAATACTAAATGCGGCGAAACACTTGCGGCGGCGAAAACATATGCGGATACACAGGATCAAACGATACTAACCAGCGCAAAAACATATGCCGATACAAAATGCGGCGAAACGCTGACAGCGGCAAATACATATACTGATACTGTATGCAGTAAAACCCTTGCGGCGGCGAAAACATATGCAGATACACAGGATCAAACAATACTGACCAGCGCAAAAACATATACCGATACAAAATTTGTATATGTAGGAATTGTAAAAAATGCTGATGGATCGCTTACCGCTGACAGCACATTTTCGACAATTTACCTTAATATAACAAGGGGTGCGGTTGTTGATGTTAAGTTTAATTCAGCAAATAACCGTAATTCAACTTATATAATGCGAAATACGATAATCACGCCAACAAAGTTAACTTTTATCGGATATGATGAAACGGCAACAATTCATACTTGCACAATTGATAGTAATAATAATATCACATACGCATAATATATTTTAGTAAATTGGTAAAAATGGTTGCAAGATAAAATGAAGTGTGCTATAATAGCATTGTGCAAAGGGAAAGTCTTTTCAGCCACATATTATTTTTTCTTGCCTCCTTAGTTTTAAGAGCGCAACAACCCCAGAAGATTAGTAGTTCTGGGGTTGTTGCGTTTTATTGTGGTTTACTTATTTTAATCTATGTCTTTCATCCGTGATTTATAAACTTTCATTTTTAGTTATCCTCCTTTTCGTATCCGACAAAATACACCTCACGTTCACGGTAAAACGTAAGTTTCACATTATCCATTGTGAAACTTGTTACACCTTTTCGCCACATTAAACGGTAAACAGGTTTATACCAAAATTCAACCGTTTCATTCAGTTCAAAAAATTCGTCAAGAGTTCGATCTACAGTTTCATACAATGAAATCATGGTAATTTTCATTTCTCAACCCTCCAATTCTTACCGTATACACGTTTTGCGTTATCTTCAATTGCGATGAGAAGTTCCCCATAACACTCTTCATAATCTTCATAGTTCGCCGACCAATTGCGCCGATCATCAGCCCATATTTCTATTGCTGTTCCGTAAAATTCTTTTACACGTTCCAATTCATAGCGATTGCCGTTATAGTATGCGACAGGGACATAAACGCGATACATATAACACTTATCGGTTTTATTGAGTTTTATACCGCTCTTGTACAAAACAACATTTTTATATCCCTTATCCTTAATAAGTTGTAATGATATGTATTGTGCCGTTTCATAGTCCTTACAATACAAACATTGACAATGCGACCTGTTTTCTTCCTTCCAAACAAACAGAAATTGTGTAGGTTCATAAGTATTTCCATGTAATTTTAAAAAATAAGGTTTAGTCATTAATAATGCCTCCTGCAAAAAGTATTGATATTGTAGCTACTGCCGCACTTACAATTGTACAAAACAACATTTTTATGTTGTTGTCTTCCGATGATATTGCGGTGTATAGGCACATGCCGCACATGATAAAGGCTGATAAAGCGATAAAAATATACAAAATGAATTTCATTTCGTTTTCG